TCCAAAAGAGCGGATATATTCCAAAGGCCATCGGCTCTCTGCATATGAAAGAGCCTTGCGTGATTCCTCGTTGGAATCGTTGAACAGGTTCTCGGAGAAAAACTTGGCAGCTTCGGAGTTGATCATATACATGGACTGTCTCTTAAACTGGACAGCTTCAGCTGCGTGAGGTGTACTTTCTCCCGACATCTCAATTCCATATTTATCGGAAAGCATCTTGACTGCTTCCGGGAAAGTGATCTTGAGATACTTCTGCAGAAAGTCAATGACATCTCCAGTGGCACCACAAGCGAAACACTTGTAGATGCCCTTGGTGGTGTTGACGGTCAATGATGGTGTACTATCATCATGGAAGGGACAGAGGCCTATGTAGTTCTGACCTTGCTTTTCAAGCTTAATATGGTCAGATACGACTTCAGCAATATCGGCTTTTTGCTTTATTGCGTCGATGATAACAGAATCGATAGGCATACATTATATATATTATAATATGGATCCTCTTCTGTGGTTGTTGACATATTCTTCTGCTTCCTCAAGCAAGTCGTCCTTGGACTTGTGCTGCTCTTTCGAGAGCCAGGCATCCAATTCTGACTTGAGGAAATAGATTCGCTTGCCGACCTTATGATAAGGAATCATGTTGTTCGATGTCCATCCGTAGATGGTTTGTACAGCGGGATGGCCAGGAATGTACTTCTGAGCCTCGGTTACATCCATGCGCTCGTTCTCGTCCCTGTTGTTGCCCATTGATGCCGATAATTTTCTATTGATGGCATCAAGTTTCGCTGACAAGACCTTGTTATCTTCGATAAGGTTCAGCATCAGCGTAGGAATCATTTCGAACGTGGGCGCGCCATTCAGCGTGGTTCTGTTCTCGTCCATTATTAAAGATTTTAATTGTTAATAATTCTCGACTGCGCAGTCGGCATAGTTTGAATTCGGGGGCAAAGGTAGGACATATTTTTGACCTGCGCAAGATACGAAATCAGGGAGGGAAACTCCCGTATATGAAACCGTATTAATAAATATCAATAACTAACACTAAATCCTAAGAATCAACGAGTTCTGTAAACATTATTTAACAATAAAAATCGAAAAATAATTTATGTACGGAATGGCATACGAAAACTTCCGTAGGTAGTATCGTATTAATGAATGTTAATTGAAAAAGCCACCTATACAGTTGCATAGATGGCTTTGTAAATAAAGTAGGGCTTTTGGCCTATTATATTATATCTCTTAGGTCCAATTTAATCAGATCGGCTGCCTGCTCTTTCTTGGAGTCAACAACCTTTGTGTAAATCTGAGTGGTACGGACGTTGGTGTGCCCAAGCATCTTCGACACCGTATAGATGTCTGTTCCTTCGGTAAGCTGATTCGTAGCAAACGAATGTCGAAAGCAGTGGAACGTGATATGTTTCTTGATGCCTGCGGCTTCTACCCAGACTCTGACTGGCCTGTTAATCCATGATGGATCTTGCAATCCCTCAAAGACAAGCTTGTCTGGTTCGGCTGGTTCGCCGCATATCAGATATGCTTGTTCGGAGATAGGCATGTATTCCACTCCCTTGGTCTTCTTCTGGGTGAAGTTGATACGGTAATGGTTACCCTCCTTGGATATTTCACTCCATGTCATTTTCTGGATGTCGCAATGACGAAGTCCGGTAAGCGCACTGAACAAAGCGGCTCGTTTCAATGTCGGGTATTCACAGGGAGTTGCTGCAAGAAGGTTCAGTTCCTCAATGGTCAAATGTTCGCGACGGCTTTCTTCATCAGGAATGCCTTTGACTTTTGCAGGCAGATCAATGTCAAGATAGCCATCGATGAAGGCTTGATGAAGCGCGGCCTTAAAGATGGAGAAATAGGTGGCAGCGGTATTTCGTGAAACCGTGCCGGACTTGCCACCTCCTTGTGGAGCTGTCAACATGAAAGTCTTGAATCTTTCTATCTGTCGAAGGTCGATTTGAGAAAAGGGGAGAGGCTTGTAATCGGTGTAAATCTTCAATAGTTCATGTACTCTGTTCCAATTGATGATAATGGACTTGGAACTTTTCTTGTGTCGTATTGCAATGAGCTTGCCAAAGTAATCGATGAAATTGGCCTGCTCTCTTGCTTTCTTCTCAGCCATTTTCTGGTCTGTTTCGCTGTAGAGTTCTGCATTGTCATACTCGTGTTGACGGATGTTGCGAACATTGTCAGCAAAAATACAGGATTCGCGGTCAGTCTTTGAGCGACAAATGATGATGCCGTTCACGTCTCGTTTCGGCTTGTAGGTCTGAATCCCATTCTCATCCAGTCGGGCTGGACGGCTCTTGTCCCACGTGGGCGTGGTGATGGTGCGGTTAAGGTACTCGCGTTCACGGCATGGCTTATCATGACCTGCCTTGAAAACTGGATATGCTTCCAGATAGAGATACCACTCGTCTCGGACTTCAGACTTGCGGAGTCTGACGGACACTTTTGTGTGTAGCATTGCCTTTTTCATTATACATCGGATTTATATAGGTTGTCAATTTCTTCTTTTGGAACATAGACATATTTGCCTATCTGTCGTGTCGGAATGGAGTACTTACGCAATTGTGCCCAAAGTGCACTCTCGCTCGCGCGATATTTTTCGCAAATCTCACCAATCGTGTAGCAATTCTCTGGCTCAAGGTTGTAGAGTTTGGTTATAGGTTGTGACGCTTCTATCTTAATCTGCTCTCTTGTGGGTACTATCTTGGCAAGATCTTCCTTCTTGATTCTAGTAAGTCTGGTCCCCAAGTTGATGGCAGGAAGCTTTCTACTCCTGATGAGCCTGTAAATTGAATCACGTTCCACGCCAAAGAGTGCCACGGCTTCCCTGACAGAGATGTACTGTCGGGCTTCTGGAATATTGAGAATGATTTTTGTCAATCTCTCTTCCCTTTTTTGAGCGTCAAGTTGACGTTTGCGATAGGCATCACCGCAGCGTTTTGAGCAAAATTGTGACTCCAGTTTCTTTATCAGGAAAACTTTCCCACAATTTTTGCATTTCCTTCTGATTTCTAATGCAATAGTTGCCATTTTTCTGTTCTCATTTAAAAGATTGAACGATTTAGTATGTATTAGTCGCGTTAATACGACCATTTAGTCGCGGTACAAATTTGGTACAAATATGAGATAGAAATCGATAGAAATCGGAAACAATTTGCAGACCCCTAAAAATGACAAATCCGTGTAACTCGTTGAGCTACACGGATTTAATTTTTGATAGTTTTCGTTTGTTATCTCAGATCACTTGACTTCCTCGAAGTCAACGTCTTCGGCACCGCCAGTGTTCTGCTGGCCGCCATTGAAGCCGCCCTGCTGGCCGGGGTTAGGACCCTGCTGGCCGTACATGTTCTGGGCAGCCTGACCCATCATCTGCTGCAACTCGTTGGTGGCAGCATCGATGCCGGCGATGTCCTTGGCATCCTTGGCGGTCTTGAGACGACCGAGGATATCCTCGATGCGCTGCTTCATGTCGGCGGGAATCTTGTCGCCGCTCTCCTTGAGCTGCTTCTCGACCTGGAAGATCATCGAGTCGGCCTGGTTGACCTTATCGACCTTCTCACGCTCGGCCTTGTCGGCAGCCTCGTTGGCAGCAGCTTCGGCCTTCATGCGCTCGATCTCTTCCTTCGAAAGACCAGAAGAAGCGGTGATGGTGATGTGCTGCTCCTTGCCGGTGCCCTTGTCCTTGGCTGTCACGTTGAGGATACCGTTGGCATCGATGTCGAAGGTTACTTCGATCTGTGGCACGCCACGTGGAGCCATTGGGATGCCATCGAGGTTGAACATACCGATGGACTTGTTGTCCTTGGCAAACTGACGCTCGCCCTGGAGTACGTGAATCTGTACAGAAGGCTGGTTGTCGGCTGCGGTGGAGAATACCTCTGACTTCTTGCAGGGGATGGTGGTGTTGGCGTCGATGAGACGTGTCATTACGCCACCGAGGGTCTCGATACCGAGTGAGAGCGGGGTAACGTCGAGCAGGAGGATGTCCTTGCCACCGGCTACGTTGTCGCCAGCGAGGATGCCGCCCTGAACGGCTGCACCAACGGCTACTACCTCATCGGGGTTAACGCCCTTGGAAGGAGCCTTACCGAAGAACTGCTCTACCTCACGCTGTACAGCGGGGATACGGCTGGAGCCACCTACGAGGATGACCTGATTGATCTGCGAAGCACTGAGCTTGGCGTTGCTGAGAGCACGACGGCATGGCTCGATGCAGGCCTTGATGAGGTCGTCGCAGAGCTGCTCGAACTTGGCACGAGTGAGGCTCTTAACGAGGTGCTTGGGCACGCCACCTACAGCGGTGATGTAAGGCAGGTTGATCTCTGCCACGGTCGAAGACGAAAGCTCGATCTTGGCCTTCTCGGCAGCTTCCTTCAGACGCTGCAGGGCCATAGGATCCTTCTTGAGGTCAACGCCCTCTTCCTTCTGGAACTCACCAGCCATCCAGTCGATGATCTTGTTGTCGAAGTCATCACCTCCGAGGTGAGTGTTACCATCGGTCGAAAGTACCTCAAATACGCCATCGGCGAGGTCGAGGATGGAGATATCGAATGTACCACCACCAAGGTCGAAGACGGCAATCTTCTCTTCCTTCTCGAGATTACCGAGACCATAAGCAAGGGCAGCTGCGGTAGGCTCGTTGACGATTCGCTTTACCTCAAGGCCTGCAATCTGTCCGGCTTCCTTGGTGGCCTGGCGCTGTGCATCGTTGAAGTAAGCAGGAACGGTGATGACGGCTTCGGTCACGGTGGTGCCGAGGTAGTCTTCAGCGGTCTTCTTCATCTTCTGGAGCACCATGGCGCTGATCTCCTGGGGAGTGTATTGCTTGCCATCAATCTCGATACGTGGCTGTCCGCCTACGCCCACTACCTTGTAGGGGACGCGAGAGATCTCGCCAGCGACCTGATTCATGTCGCAACCCATGAAACGCTTGATGGAATACACAGTACGAGTAGGATTCGTAACAGCCTGACGCTTGGCAGGTTCGCCTACCTTGCGCTCGCCGCCATCGACGAAGCCTACGATAGATGGGGTCGTATTACGACCCTCAGAATTTGCAATTACGGTGGGGGTGTTACCCTCCATTACGGCTACACACGAGTTGGTGGTGCCGAGGTCAATACCAATAATCTTTCCCATAGTAGTATATATTTTTAATTGTTAATATTCGATTCGTTGGACTCTACACACAAAGAGTCGCTAACAAAAATGCAAAAGGTGTGCCAAAAATCTGTGTGACAAAAAATCTGTGCCAATTTGACAATTTGGCGCACTTTTTCTTGGCTATGTCAAAAAAAGCGGTTATCTTTGCGCCGTAATTCAAAAACACTAATGCAATGAGTAGGATTAGAGTAGGTTTC